AACCTTTATCGTTCCATTACCATTTTATTTCATGAGAAATGAAGCCCTGTCTATTCCAATTTGCGCGTTGACTCGTTCAGAAGTTGAAATTCGAATAAAATTAAGACCATTATCAGATGTAATTGCTGGTGGATATGTTCAAAGTAATGTTCAAACAAGTGTTGCACTTAATTGGGGAATTCCACCAAACTATGGACCTACCCCACCAAACTTATTTGCACTAGGACCAATGAACGGAGTTTTAGTATCAAATGTTGTATGGTTACCTTCATCTTCTTTATTTGTATGTATACCCGCACCAAACAATTTACCAATTGCTTTAAGTACTATTTATTATTATAATTTTGGTACATTACTATTTGTTCCATTTTCAAGTTTTTCATTTGGAAGTTTTGCGGGTGCAATTACAGGTGTTTCACAGAATACTGCAGGTATTACTATTGTAGTATCAACTGGAAGTACATTAAGTAATTCTGCAACTTCACCAACACCAATTTATAGAATAGGAATTTCAGCGTTAGGACTTTTAAATAATTTTTCAGGAGTTAATGATTCAGATGTATCTAATCCAGTTAATTATATTACAATAGATAATAACGGAACTAATTTTTTAGCAGTGGGATCTAATCAAGTAGGTGGTACATATACTCTTGTAAGTTTTTCAAGTCCTTTATTCCTTGCAACTAGTACACTCATAACTACTACTACTAAACTTGTAACTGTCATATGGGCACCCAATTTAAATGCATTTATTATAGGTGATGTAAATGGTGTCATGTATACTTATAAAATAGGAGCAACTGCGATGAATATAATTGTAGGTGCAGTTGGACCATATTCTACATATTGTCCAATGTATGGACAGACTTTTAATATTTCACAACTTGCTTGCTCGGGATCTGTTATATCAAATTGTACAGCAACTTCATTCGATGGAGGAGTTACATGGCCAGGCATTGTTCCTTATTCAACAAATACACAATTAAACCCTCCAGTTGATTTTCCGGCAGTAAGTATAGCTTATTCTCCAACACTTGATCTATTTTTTACACTTATATATAATACAGCTACAACATTATATAATAACTATTCAATTGCATCAACTAATTCAATTGGTACATTAACATATCCAACGGAAATAGGTATATTTAAAGCTAGTTTACCAGTTGAATATGTATTTTTAGCAGATGAAGAAGTTAATTATATACAAAATGGAAAAATTGATTATGTTATAACACAACTACAGTTAGCATCGACTACAATTCCAGTATCTGCAGATTCTTTAGATGGATACAAACTAAACTTTATTAATCCAGTAAAAGAACTTTATTTTTTAATCCAAGATTCAAATGTAGTTCCAATAAATGACTACTGGAACTATTTAAATACAACAACCGGAGGATATCAAATGATAAATTTAGAACTTCAATTTAATGGTGAAGATATCATATCACCAACTGTTGCGGATGCACTGTATCTTAACCGCGTTCAGTTTATGAATAATCATACACGCGTCCCAGACATGTCAATTTATAACTATAGTTTTGCAATTGATCCAGAAAACTATTTACCAACTGGTCAAGTGAATATGAGTCGTATTATGAATCAAAATCTTTGGATTAATCTTACACCAAACCCAAATATATGTAATATTAGGGTGTATGCAGTTGCATATAACATTTTGCGAGTTCAAAATGGTCTTGCAGGTGTTTTATTTATAGATAATAACTTTATATAAATAAATGGAAGAACAAATTATAAAATCAGCAACTGATATTATTCAGCCTGTTTTTGAAAGTTCTATTATACTGGCAGGTGAGTACATGAAAGCATGTGGACGAAGTATACTGACAGGAGAAGATGTACAGTATGCATTGAAGTACAGTGCTATGAACTTTGTTGGTCGTCAAATTGGAACTTTATTTCCAGAAAATAATGATGATGAGGAGGAGGAGGATAGTGAATCCGAAGAAGAAGAAGTAGATGAAGAAGAAGATCCTTTTATAAGATATTCAGGCGGTGATAAACTTATGAACGATATAAATCAGGCGGTTGATACATGGAACTCATGGATCCCAACAAGTCCCATTGAATACATGCTTAAAGATTCTGTAGATAAAACATACAGTATATGAATTTTAAAAAATTCAACAATATTGGGGATTCCGACCCACGTCCCTGGAATCGTTCAGTAGGAACACGATTTGATGAAGGTGAGGATGATGAAATACCTGTTCCATATTGTGATGAATTCGATGAAGAAGAAGATGTCGATGAAGAACCTGAAGATGAAATTGAAGCAGATGAGACTGAGACCGAGACAGAAAGTATTACTAGTGTAGGATCTAAAAAAAATCAAAAAAAAAATATTAAACAAACTATTTGTAGTATAATTTTACAGGAAGAAACTGATTTTATGCCTGAATAATAATTTCTCTTCTTTATATAAATGAGTGTCAACAATCTTGCTAGCCTTCTTAATGCTGTGGAATCTCAATCTCTTAATTCAGTCGTCACTGGATTTAGTTTCGCAGCAGCCATTGCATGGATGGATGTTGTCAGATGGATTATTGCCAATGTCATCAAGGTGAATAAATCCAGCGGAGCATTCCCGCTTCTAGCTGCACTTGCCACTACTCTACTTGCCGTGGTTGTCTTTGTTGTTCTTAAATTTCTCCAGCCAAATGTGGTCAAAGAACCCCAGCAGCCCATATATGCCATCCATTAAGAAAGTGGATGTGCAAATGGATTATTAGTAAGTTGCCTCTTTGCAATACCCAAATCACACCTACCAGGTTGACCTTTAAACGCATTAAAATTATAAAGCTGATTATTTATATAAGTTTGATTTGCCCCACTTGTTGGACCAACTGGTCCAGTATATCCATCTGTTTTATCCGAATCGGATCGAACAGTTGTCACCAATCCAACCTGATTAACAGGACCTGCACGAACATTCATTCTTCCTGCATTTCCAGCACGATCAGGGCGGCCACGTTTATCATCCACTTTAAATCCAACTTTATCAAGTTCTTGGTCTGAATTTGCACCGTGCATGTTTCTATTATAGAGCGCTTGATTAAGAGGTTCATTCGTGTACCCACCTACAAAGCTATGAATACCAGGAGCTGGATTATTTGTATGATAAAACTGTGTATCATTTAGGTCTCCTTTATTACGAGATGGAGCGTCTGATGTTGTCTGGATAGGTACAAATTTTTTAGCTGGTGCGAATTGTAAACCATCAGTTCGAAGACCAGTTTCTGACCTGTTTGTGGTGCGTTTTGTTTTTTCATATGATTCTCGACCAGTTGGACCAGTCACTGCGTCACCTTGTCCCTGTGCCCTACCTTCAACCAGGGGTCTTCTAGTTGGTAAAAATGCAGTCTTTGATGGTGCATAGTGTGTAATTTCTCCAACTGTACCAGCTCGCCAGCCTGTTGTATCAGCTCCAGGTGCAATACGACCAGGAAGAGTTGTCAACCTGTATGCTCCAACGTTATTAGGATTAACACGATACAACTGTTGAAATCCTCCAGATGCCGGAGTTGTTGGATCCAGGCCAAGACCACGACCAACAAAAACCTTTTCGGCTGGTGGTAAGTTATTCATTTTTCCAGATACATAGTATCTATTTGACATGTCATGAGTTGGTTCACCATGAACATATTGCGAAAAGGCGATGTCACCAAAGTTTCCCGTTTCTTGTTTTTTATTAACTGGTTCTGATATAAGTCCAGGTGATGAAAGATGATTAAGAATCAAATTTCTTGAATCTGGATTAAATGCATACTCCTCTGGCTCGGGATTAGAAGCGGGAGGAAGAGGGGGTGGCGGAAGATCAACCGTCTGATTATTGCTTATTTTTCTACCAACAAAAATGATTCCAAGAATAGCAGCGATAGATAACGGATCAGCCATCCTTTACCATTAAGCATATTTTATTTAGGATGACAATACCGTGCTGAAAACAATGCATTTTGTTTATCAGCTCGAGTGCTTCCAGGGTCCCAACTCATTGTTGGCGCTGGTCCAATACGAGACATGTCTTGTAAAGGAAAGAAATCTCGTTCATATGTTCGAACCAAAACTTTTTTAAATCTTTTTGTACTTTGGGAACGAAGTTCATCGTCAACCATGATAAGTTCATTTGGAGCCCCTTTACCTGCCATGTATGGAGCTGTTCCATATTCCATGGTACTAGCACGACAACATGTATTTAAAGAGCTTGGCTGAGGATACACCGAAATTACATCCCTAGCACTGTTAGATGGAAAACTTTTTTCATCAACATTTAAAAGTCCTGGTTGAAGCTGATAAGCCATTTTATATATCATTATAAAAGAAATTTAATGACCTCCAAACATTCCACTTCTCTTATTACCTGATGAATCAAGACCAGCAAATGCCTCAGTCTGTGGACCCCAATAATCTGCATCACAATTTTTTGGATCATTACGACATTGAGGACTAAACTTTTTACCAAAACACCACTCAGCAAAACCAGTTTGATCTCCTGGAATTGAAGATACTGGACCAGTTATAAACTGTCTAGCAAATGCTTTCCTCTGATATTCTGCCGTTGGTGATCTAGTTCGAGCAGGTCCAAATTTGACTGTGTTATCAAGATACTTTTCAACATCTGGCTTTACACTTGCATATAAACAAGCCTCTGGTCTATTAGGATTATCTGTATAATCAGTTAGTAAAACATTACCAAGTGGATTTTTACTTGTTGGTCGCTGACAGACTGACGATGTACCATCGACTGATACTCCGGGTTCTTTAACTACACCAGATTTTGCAAAAAGAAAAAGAGCGCCAATTGCTAACATGGCTATGACAATTATTCGTATATCACGGTTTATAAGATATAGGATACACGTTGTATAAAGAATAAATCGTGTACTGGAGTTTATTCTTTCACTTGCAGACTGTTTATTATTGGGCCAGAATGATGCTATTTTATCAGATCTAAAAAGTTCTTTAGGTTTATCAAACCAACTCGCCATATTATAATACTACTTTAGTTTTTTTCTTGACCCAATAACCCTGCTATGCTAGAATTTCCATTTCCTAGCAAACCAGACATGCTAGAAAACAAACCAGACATACCAGACATCATATCGCCACCACCTCCTCCATTTTGCATGCTTTCAGCACACTTTGCTGCAGCACCTTCAACCATGCTAAGCATGTCAGCTGGAATAGTACTAATGGTCATGCCGAGAATATTAAGAGTCTGAAGATACTGCCAAATTGCGCTTTTGGTGACACTTGATAGATCGTCATTCCAGTACTTATTAATTGGTAATTCTGTAAAATTTACAAAAAAAGAATCATCTTTTTGCATAATTTGATTAGAATACTTACCTGCCCCACTCATAAACGCATCAACACATTTACGAGGGTTTGCTGCCCGCATGATTTCAAATGATGTATGATATTTTTTAAAAGCCTTTTCCTCTGGAAAAGTATTCTCAAGTTCATTAATAAACTGCTCGAGCATATCATTAAAAGTGCTAACAGATGTCATTGTACTAACATCAATAACATTCTGCGCTTTAAGTATTTTTAAAATGGATCTGATGAAATATGTTCACGGGATGCACCACTCTGAACAATAAAATAAACTAAAAGAGCAATTAGACATGCTGGTTTAGCATATGCACTAAGTGGAAGTTTTTCTCCAGAATTCATTTGATTTTTAACATAGATGTAAACAGCTGTTACAGCAGCTGCAAAAATAGCAGCCATCATAGGGTCTTTGAGTTGTTCACTGATATCCATTTATTATCAGCAAACTTTTTTTTTGGTTCATTATTTTGCATCTGGAAATAAAACATCATCATTTTCTCCTCCGCCGCCACTCATTTGAATATTTTTTACTTCCTCGGGGCCTGACGGTGGTGGAATAGTGGGAGACGGTTCCATAACGTATGGAACTGGTGGCTCAGGTGGAACCATCTGAGAAGGATCTTCTAGAGGAGCCTCTTCTTCTTCTTCAACAACATCCGGATCTTCAATATCATCTTCTTCAACTGGTTTATTTTCAAAATCAATTCCTTCGGTTTTATGAGAGATGTATGTTTTAAGAATCTCTTGAATTGGGATCATTTCCTTAACAGTAGCTTCGATACATGTAATAAAACGTCTAGTCAGAGAAGAATCTCTATCATATTCTGACATTTCTTCGTGGTACACGTATGGATCCTTGTAAATATCTTTCGCAGCATTTGTAAAACATCCATGGATAAATACTTCATCAGATGGAAGTTTTAGAGAAATCTTTTTAGTCTCTGAATTAATCCTGACAGATGAAAGAATTTTAACATAACTAACAAATACAGCTGCAAGCAAGTCATTGAACCAACTACATGAACTTGCTATTTTTTCAGCATGCTGATGAATCATGTGATTATTCCAATTTGGAACTTCTTTTAAAAGTTTTTGATACTGTATAAGAACCTTTTTTCCTTTTGAAATACTATTAGATTCATTATATAGATTTTCAAAAGTTGTAATCATATGTGGACACACAACACAACACAACTGCGCAAGGTACTCTTTTTTAGCCTCGACTAGAACTGTAAGACCGTCCATTTAGGTACTCTTATAAAAAACTATGAGTATCTTTTCGCAGCTTTTTTAAGATTTATAAGAGATGGAAATTGTTCATCTGAAAATGATGGAGGAGTTGGATCGTACCTCAATGGCGGTGCTTCCACTGCCACTGCGCGTTTATGAGAGTACCACGATACATTAAATGCCATATTAGACACTGGAATAACTTTAAATCCACTCAGTTCAAGTTGTCTCTTGAGATACATAGCAGCTGTTTCAACACAAAAACTAGGATACCCTATTAAAAATGTAGGAACTTCTAAAAATATTTGTTTTTGATTTGCTTCAACTGAAATCTGAATTTTACGACTAAACTGTTCAAATATCTTTTTATAAATTTCCTTTTTAACTTTACGTTTTGATTCTTCTATTTTTTTTATTTTATTTATATTCATCATTACTGTAATGTATAAACAATTTACTTACAAGTTATTCATTGCAGACTGTAAATCAGAAAGTTTTGGAAGAGAACTTTCTTGTATATCACTTCCAGCTTTAAACTCTCCATATGGATCCATCTGATCAATCGTAGAAAGAGATTGTAAATTAATATTAGATACATTGAACGAACCCTTTTCTACAGTAGAATCTACACTTATACCATACGGTGCACCACCTGCTTCTGGTAAAACTGTAAATAAAAATCTACCAGAATATGTATTCCCATTGAGACTAATAGTTGTAGTTTCAATACAGTATGTACATTTTCCGAGTTTAGCACTAAGAGCTTTTTGGGTAGCTCGAATAACATGTTCAAGTTCATTTGGTACTATAACAGTTGTAACATTACTTGTAGAATAAGGATCAGGAGTAACAAAGTATTCTGCAGATGGGTTGGTTCCCTGAGTCTTGTGTGGAGGCCACAAGACATACACTGTAATAGCCAAAAGTATAACAATAAAAAGTATCTTTGTATTCATCTTTACTTATGCGTTTAAAAAAAAATAAGAAAAACAAAGGTGATAATAATATGGCAGCAGCAATGCTTGTATTTAGTCAAAAGTGTAAACACTCTCTTGAAATTTTAAATTTTTTAGAATCAACACCGCAACTCAAATCAATGGTTCAGATACACGATGTAAATAGACTAGGTGTTCCACCGCAGTATTCTAAACAGATAACACGGGTTCCAACTCTACTAACAAAAAATGGAAAAATTCTAGTTGGAAAGGAGATTAAAACATGGCTCGAATCACTTTTACCCAATAATTTCGTAAACTGTGACTTGAAACTGTGTCGAGGACTTGGAGCTGGTATGGCTTCATTCGATGGTTCAGAAGAGGACAATGGAGAAAACATGTTTTTACTAGATAATTATGGACAGTCTTTACAGCCAGCCATGACAACTGAACTACAAAATAAAATTAATAAACCAGTGTCTGGCGGAAATACCTATTAGAGACAAGTGTCACAGAGTAAATAATGCGATTCAAAACTATACAAGCATCAGCTCTCAAGTCTGCATTTGAGGTCCTAAAGGATATTCTTAATGATGTAAACATGTATTTTACAAAAAAAGGTGTTCAGATACTGACACTTGATACAGCAAGAGTTGCACTTGTTGACATGTTCTTGACAGCAGACAACTTTGAAGAATACTATTGCGAAGCAAATATGGTTGCTGGAATAAATGTTACTAATATGTTTAAATTATTAAAATTTATTTCAAATAATGATACACTTACAATTGAAATAAATTCAAGGGAATATCTTGATATTAGAATAGAAAATACTTTAAAACGGTCAGATACAAAGTTTCAACTCAAATTACTCGACATAAATGAAGATCAGATTGAAGTACCAAATATAAAAATGGCAGTCGTGACAACTATGCCATCGATTGATTTTCAAAGAATTTGTAGAGACATGCATAACATTGCATCAGATTTGGAAATTACACGTAATAGTACACAGTTTATAATTAAATGTCAAGGAGACTTTGCAAATCAAGAAACAATCATAGAGTGTAATGATGACGATAGCTTTGATAGTTGTCTACAGGGAAAGTACTCGCTCAAGTATCTAAACTTATTTACAAAGGCAACTGGAATGTGTGCATCGGTTCAGATTATGCAAGAGGAAGAAAATCGATTTCTTGTTTTAAAATATAATGTAGCCAATTTAGGAGAACTCAAGTTTTATCTTGCGACCAAAGTGTCATGTGATTGATAGAATCAGTTGTTTTGTATTCTGATATAACACCTAATATATTAACAAGTCTAAGAGTTGGACAATCCTCTTCATCATCAAGAGACATGTCGTGTAATGAAATAGTCTGACTATGAAAATCATAATGAGGACCCTCGTACATTTTAATCTCATGTGTAACATTGTGCATTGGAACATTATCAGAATCTAAAAGAAATGCTTCTTTGATAGGTAATCGAAATGCCATTTTAGGAGCTGGAGGTGGAAACACGTGATCTGGATCACGAGACATAAAATAGTACTGTTTTGAATTGTACAAGTACTTTATTTTAAAATAAAAATCAATAACATCCATAGATTTCTGACTCATGACTTCTTTAGATCCACCTTTTCGGTACTCATGTGTTATATCGTCCGTATCCCATTCCTCATTACGCATGTACACCAAATAAGCTCTCTGAATATAATAATTTTTTGGTTTAAAATAGTACTCTTGAATATTTTTAATATACTGAACAAATGAAACAATATACTTGAATAATAAACAAACCACATCATGAATTTCTTTTTCAGACATGTCAAAATATGTAAAAGTCATTTAAGAATAATAGTATCTTTATCTTTAATATGGACGGTAGTTTTTTTGGTAGGTATGAAGCTAAAATCCAGGAATGGGAGACTCTTATAAAAAATGATCCACAAAATCGTAAAAAGTACAATAATGAAATGTATGAATACATGGCTGCGTGTATTCCTTATATCGAAAAGTTTGCAAGTGAAAATATGGACAGACATACAATTGATACAGTGTTTAGTACAAGTACAAAAAAAGGTATTCAAAGAAGGGAAATTTACCATGAATATCTAAGAAATGTTGAAAAGTATACAGGTGTTATTGAAAATGAAATATCAAATAATACATTTAAAACATTTTACACATGTCAAAATTGTCAGTCATCAAATATTTTTGCAGAATCATCATACTTGACTATATGTGGAAACTGTGGACAGACTATTCATTTACTTGGAGATGAACTATCATATAAAGAAGAACACGAAATTGAAAAAGTTATAAATTATTCATATAAAAGGGACAATCATTTTAACGAATGGCTCTTACAATTTCAGGCCCAAGAAACAACTAATATACCAGTTGAAGTTATTGAACAACTTCGATCAGAATTTAAAAAACAAAAGATTAAGAATATCTTAGATATAACACATGCAAAAGTTAGAACACTGCTAAAAAAACTAAGACTAAACAAATACTATGAACATGTACCTTATATCTCAAATATTCTCAATGGAATGCAGCCCCCTAAAATGACACAAGCACTTGAAGATCGTCTAAGAATGATGTTTAGAGATATTCAAGAACCATTTAATAAAAATTGTCCAGAATCAAGAAAAAACTTTTTAAGTTATTCATATGTTTTGTACAAATTTTGTGAATTATTGGGTGAAGATGATTATCTACCTTGTTTTCCACTACTTAAATCAAAAGAAAAGTTGTATCAACAAGATGTCATATGGAGACTTATATGTCAAGAACTACAATGGGAATATATATCAACAATCTAATTTTTCGTATAACATGTTTGCTTATCAGGAGATGGTTGTCCTCTTATAGTCGAATTCGTAAAAATCCAACAGGATCCGTCTGTGTTTTTACCACTGTAATCATCGTACTCTGCACCAGAACATCCTGGTGTCATGTCGCATGTGGATTTACAAGCAGAAAGAGATAGATTATGCAATGGCATTCCAGGTGGATAATCACTTCCTAGAAATGCTCCTCCTGGATCACTTCGGCACACCGCATTAGGTATAGGTGTATATGTAGTTGAAGGAGGAGCGGGTGTTGTAGATTTAATAAAACACTGATCAGTTGCACTACCTGGACAAAATGTAGTATTAGGTATAGCTGATGCATTACTATAATAGTAACAATTACCCCCAGTTGTAGCACCAACACTTGGGCGATCAGCATAATCTACTGCTAGACAGCTAGGGTTAGAAATACAGTTAGTTTTACACTGATCAAGTGTTAATCCTGGTTCAAAAGATTTTCCATTTATTAATGAAAAATCAACAAAACTACCACATGTTATAGTAGATGATCTACAAGTAGACGCACCATCTGGAGGTGGTTTAAAAGTTACCGGATCCAAAGGTTTTGCTGTAGTTGTAGTATCAGTTTTTGCTGTATTAGAAGTCGAATAAAAGTATGCTCCAGCACCTGTAGACACTAAACTACATATCATTAAACCAATAATAAGTAAAAAACATATAACAACTCCAACAATTATCATTGTTTTATTTGATTTAGGTGGTACTGGTGTATTCATTTGTACTTTATAATTATTTTATTTTATAAAGATACGTCAAGATTAATAGAAAAATTTGATAGATTGATCGACATCCCAGAAGAAACGTTAAAAACTAGACTGAATGAGGTTTTTACGGTATAAAAACTAAAAGTTTTACGTGGCGTGAGTCCAGTCCATCCATCTGGAAGTTTAGGAGTAGTATCAATTCCAGTACCATGTACTGTCTGGCTTTCTTGTTTTAATGGGTGAGTTCCAACAGCTGTTCCATCTGTTACTATACTACATGTTGGTGCACCAATTACACTATTACCCGTGTATGTACATGTATAAGAATTAAAAGATGTATGCCCACCCGGTGGAAATAAATTAATTGTTAGATTTTGACTTGTACTTATATTTCCTATATTTAATGTTGCAGACGAACCTCCAAATGGTATATTCCACACTTGTTTATTATACATACATGTAGTAGTTGGAATAGATAAGTCACCATTTAAATTATTTAGCGGAGAATATATATTACACTGATTAGATACAGAATCCCAATCATATCCAGCACATGAATTATTACTATCACAAATCAATTGACAATTTTGTAAAGTTGTTGTTGTTAGTTGAGTAGCTATCGGTGCTGCTTTACCAGTCGAGGATGTAACAGTTGTTTTAGTTTTTCCCATTTCTGTTCCATGACATTTTCCAGTACCAAGAGTATTTGAATATGTTGGTAATACCACTGTAGGAGCCGCAACAACTGGTTTAACAACAACTGGATTATTAGTAAATGTTGGTGTAACTGTTTTTTTAGATGACGACGACGATCCTAAAATTACAGTACCCGTACTTAAAATACAACAAACAATAATACTAATAACAAAAATAAAAAAAATACTAATACCAATAATAATTGCTGTAGATGATACCATTGTGTTTATATACACTTATAAATATAATTATATATAAAAGGTAATGGATGGGATGATACCACTCTTTGAATCCATGAAAAATGGAAATATACATCATGATTTTTGTATTGATGATGCTATTTTTCATATAAAGAAAGCAACGGAAGCACTGACAGAAGGTCTTACAGACCCTATTGTGTGGCATGCACGATCAGAGGCATCTACAAAAATTTTAATACAATGTCTTCCAGTTATTCTGGCACTTCAAATCGCACAATCTCTGGATGAGTCAGACCTGATACCTGAGTAAAATTTATAAGTAATGCTTTGGTCAATCCAGTTAGTTTAAGATAATTTTTAGTTTGAATTTTTGTAGCATCTGTCAGTTTAGCAATAGCTTTTAATTCTACAATACAAGTTTTATCAACTATTAAATCAATACGAAGATTTCCAATTGTATGTTTTTCAAATACAACTGGAACTATTCTTTCAGTTTCATATGGGATACATTCTTTACGTAAAAGAACTTCAAAAGCACGGTGGTACACTGATTCACTATAACCAGGTCCAAGTGATTCATATATTGTATTAGCCATATTTTCAATATTCATTTATAGTACCTTAGTCTAATGAGTGTAAGTGTATCTTCTCCAATACGAGGAACAACACACGCGTATCTATGACTAATAACTTTTAATGTATCATTTGTATACCTGATTAAGTTTAGAATTATATCTTTAATTTCTTCAAGTTTCATTTCGCGATTTACAAATTGTCTAAGAATATCAGATCCAGTATGAACAATCATTGTTAAAATATTATTAATATCCCTTTGTTTTTCAAGAGACTTTTCATTCTTCTGAAGAATAAACTTGAATTCTTTTTCTGACATTTCATTTACAAGATACTTTATACGTAATTCTAAATTATTTTCAATTGGAACTATATTATTTATTTCAACGTGTTCAACATGTTGAATCATATTACAAAAATCAAAAATAATTTTATATTCAAGTGGTATTGTTTGGTAATGACGACGATGATCCATCTTCATTTTACATGCAGTGTACAACTCATTCACGTGAGGAATGCCCCCACACAGAATATCGCCGGGGTTTCTGCGTACAGCTCCACCAAGACGCTGAAAGTCAAAAAAGTGAGGATTATGAATAACCCCCTTTTCAATCTGTAGTGTATTCCAATTGAACGCCGTATGACAATCTGGACACCACATTTGAGCACATCCAGATATTTTAAAAATCATAGTTCCACAATTTGGACATGGTTTAGTATCTTTTTTTAAAAGTTTCATTGTTTCAACGTTGGCTGGATCACATATATGATCAATATCATCTATTTTTACTTCATTACATTCATGACAAATTTTATTTTCACAAACTTCACACTTCCACTGTGAAGATAAAAAACCTCGACAATCTGCAACTGGACATTTTCTTATAAATTTTCTTTTTTCGTGTGGAATATCTCGACTTTTATTCCTTATATTATCATTTTCATTTTCTAATCTAAATAATTCGATTCGAAGTTCTTTTATTTTTTCATTATTTTCAGAAACTAAACGATTACATTCTTTCCTATGCGCTAAAATAATCTGAGCATCTGGTAAAAAACTTTTTTCACGCTCGAATAATATATTTTCACGATGTATTTTTAAATTCTCATTTCTAAAATGTTTTGTACATGTAGAATCTATGAATTCGCGGTTCCATATATTCTTACACTTCATACAGTGTGGATCAGTTGTAATTTCTGTAAGATATTTTTGTATACACTTTCTACAACATTCTAAATCACAATAATTACAAGAAACTTTTGCACGCGTTGACAAGTTTAATTTTTCACAACAAATTGAACAATCCATTTAGTTATTATATTACTTAGACTTTAATGTTGTTTTCTTAACTTTTTTTTTATTTGTCTTCTTCTTCTTCTTGACAGTTGTTGTATAATATTTTTTTATTTTTACTGGAACTAAAGAACATCCACACCCCATTTATATTACTAATTATTATTATTTGATTTATTATTATTATTTGATAGTGTGTGTATTCCAGTTATTTGTTGTATTACTTGCTGTAATGTTGGCGGTTGTTTTGATTTATTAGGTCCTTGTTTTACTATTTTTTAATTCTAATTATTTTCATTATTACTATTAGGTTCTACAGTTTTTCTTATTCCTCCAACCGTTTGTTGCATTAATTCCAGGGGTGTTTTTGGCGGCGGTGTTTTTGGTTTATTATTTGATTTAACATCTCTTAATTTACTATTTTTTAATGTTACTCCACTTGTTATGGCCTTAAATATTGCATTACGTGCATTAGTTTTTATTACACGCGGTGATAGAGGTTTTTGCTGACTGCTAGTTTTTAAGTGGGGCTTACTTTCTATGGCATTAAGTAATGCATTGCGTGAAGTTTTTACAGGTGGAGAAAGGTGCTTTCGTTCCATATTAATAGGTGGGGGACGCATTCGTCCCATATTAAGACGACCCTTATTGTCTAGTTTAATAGGTGGTGGAGAAGGAATGTGCTTTCGTCCCATATTAATAGGTGGGGGACGCATTCGTCCCATATTAAGACGACCCTTATTGTCTAGTTTAATAGGTGGTGGAGGAGGAGGTGGGGGAGGAAGGTGCTTTTGACCCTTATTGTCTAGTTTAATAGGCGGTGGAGATCCTATTTCTTCGCGTAATTTTTCTATTTTATTATGTATACGGTTTGCATGTTTTTTATTATTCTGATGCATTTGTTTATATTCAGTAACTGCTTTTTCACTATTTTCACTGGCAACTTTATTTAATTCACGCAAGTGTTCATCTTGAATTCTCAACTGCTCTATCTTTGCTTTTGCAGCTGCTTCTCGTTCTTTAGCTGCTTCTTGATCTTCGGTAAATTTTTTAAGTCTGGCAGTTTTTTCTTCTCTACGTTTTTCAGTTTCTTTTCTTCTTTTATTAGCTTCAATTTCGAGCTGTTTCTTAGAAACTTCTTCTGCTTCTTGCTGTTTCCTAGAAGCTTCTTCTGCTTCATGTTGTTTCCTAGAAGCTTCTTCTTCATGTTGTTTCCTAGAAGCTTCAGTTTGATTATATTCACGCTTTTTCATTTCGGCTTCTTCAAATTCACGCCTTTTCATTTCGGCTTCTTCTCTGTGTTTGATTTCTGCAGCTTTTATCTCTTCAATACGCCGGAGTCTTATGGCATCAGCTTCAGCCTCATTTGCTTCGCGCTGTATTTCAGCAGCTTTATTAGCTTCAGCTACAACTTTACGCTGTCTTTCAGCAGCTTCAGCTTCATTAGCTGCACGTTTTTTATTAGCTTCATTCTTAGCCATTGCTAATGTGACTATTTCAGACATGTTATTCGCTGTATCAACTTTTTCATTTAGTTTATTTACAAGTTGTACTGTTTCTTTTATTTCAGATTTAATTGTTAAAAGTTTACGTATAACTTCAGCCATGTGTCGAATAGATGGTTTTAATTTATTTTCATTTGGAAGATTACTATTTTTAATATTATTAGCAAATTTAGATCTTGTATCAAGAATTTCTGATACAATTTCATCAATTAACGCATTTCCTTCTGTATATTTTTTATTAGAAGTATCTAATGAGTTTGTTGAACTTACAGAACTAAATATAGTCTTACACTTCTCTAATTTTTCTAAAAGAGAATCGGCTTTATTATTATAATATTGATTTCTTCCATTAGACAGAACCATTTATATACATAGATTTATTTTTTTGGACCACCGATCTGTTCTTGAATATTTTTAAGACGATTTTGTATTATTTTCGCACGATTATTATTTGTACCAACACCTATAGTTTTTGCAATAGTACTATTTACATTGTTAACACGTGCTATAGCTATTTCTGGTCCTATTCCAGCATTTTTTCTTTCTGGTCCTATTTGTTTTTGAATATTTCCTAATTGACCAGCAATAACAGCTGCGCCTTGTGCAGCTTCATTACGTTTATTTTTATTATTATTAATTGGGTTTAAAGGTGCTTTTATACGCGCTTTTAAATTAAGTTTTTGTTTCTGTCTACGTAATAAATTATTCAAAAAACTACTACTACTTGGTTCTTTTTGTTGTTGTCTACGTAATAAATTATTCAAAAAACTACTACTACTTGGTTCTTTTTGTTGTTGTCTACGTAATAAATTATTCAAAAAACTACTACTACTTGGTTCTTTTTGTTGTTGCTGTCTACGTAATAAATTCATGTAGTAGCTATTATTTTTTGAATGTGATTGCTGTCTACGTAAACTATTCAAAAAACTACTTGGTTCTTTTTGTTGCTGCTGTCTACGTAATAAATTCATGTAGCTGTTATTTTTTGAATATGATGAATTTAAATGAACTCGACTTGGATGAGTACTCAGTTTTAATGGCGTTTTAAATGATGATGATGTATTTGAATATGGCGTTTTGAACTCTTCTTCTTCACCTGTTGGTGGTTCTTCACCTGCTGGTGGTTCTTCACCTGTTGGTGTTTTGAACTCTTCTTCTTCACCTGGTAATGATGATGGAGGAGTCAAAAATTCTTCTGGTATAGTTCCTTCTGGGTTATTTTTGAATTTAGATCCAACTTTCATAGGAACTTCAATTGGCTCTGAAATGTTTAATGAGATTAAAACTTTTATAATTTCCGCAGCTAGTTCTTTTTTTGAAACTCCTTCTGTTACAAGTTTTACGGATTGTGCAATTTTTTTAATATCTTGAATATTTCCATTTCCTAGTAGTAATATATAGTCTTTTATAGATATAGGAGATTTAGGATCTATCAAATACATTTTACTTTTAAATAATCTATGCTCCATTGGAGGTAAGATGTTTGTTTTGTGGCATATATTTGATGCTTGACATATTTGAGAAATTGCCATTTTATTTGCATACTGAGGTGGAACACCTAATTTTAAACGTGCAAATGCACGAGCGTCTGATAAACTTACACCTGGTAGACATGGATCCATATTTAATATAGGTATATAAAAAAATAAAACTATACTTCTGTAAGAAGAAAAATACAATGGGCAAAACAAACGCAGTTGTTGCCGACTTTGAGTCTATTTACATGCCAAAAAGTAATAAGTCTATTATTCATACAATATCATTGATCCCAGTCACATTAAATACCGGAAAAATGAGTCAGTTTATAATGTACACTGAAAAAAGTTTAGTTATTAAGATTACTGATGTACTGAATAATAAATTTATAAAAGAATTTTTAGAAGCTACGAACAGTACTGAACATATTAATAAAAAACATGTATGTGATACAGAAGCATGTAATAAACATGGTATAAATATTCGTCGCATGAGATTATATGATGCGATAAAAGCCATGAACAAGTTTATTGTTTTTCACGGTGGTTTTCTTCTTAGTCATCATTTAGTGGGTGATCTACAAAGTTTAGCCGATACACAAAGTTATGTAGGATGTCGTCGTATTATTAAAAAAAATATAGCTACATTTACAAATAATGGAATGTATGATCCAAACTGGAAAAATATTAAACATGTATGTACACTAAGTCTTTTTTGTAATCGTTGTCCTAAGATGTACGACGAGTATAAAAAATGGTTGGTTGATAAAGGTGGTCCTATACTTCTTAGTAGACTTATAAAAAAAGGAATTAACAAACTTGAAAATTTAGTACAATTTGTTAAAAATGATATTACATATCGGCAGACTCATTCGGCAGTACAAGATACGATAGACTTGTTTACAGTTATATCGTATGCATACAAATGTGATGGTCCTATACTTGATAATTGTAGTTATATGGATGCTCCTAAATGGCTTCGAGAAAAGGTTGCAGCTTGATATCCCAACATATATAACTTTAGTTTTTTATCGTAATCTAATGTAAAATCAAAAATATTAACGTCTTTTAAATTTATTAAAATTGTTTTTGCTTGTGTTTGATACTGTATTGTATTTAATACAAATATTTGTACAACACTATTGATAAAACTTTTCATAGTTTTTATTTCTGGTACATGTATTCTATTTTTTTCAAGTTTTAATATTAAAATATCTTTTGGATCTTTATTTAGAAATGCCAACAGTGGTATAGATTCATGCATTGCACCATCTATATATGTAAAGGAATTGTATTTGATTGATTCAAATAAAAATGGAACTGCTATACTCATACACACGGCATCAATAACTGACATATCTGGAACATTATCAACTGAAAAGTATTCGGTTTCTGATTTATTAATACAGAATGATGTTACATGTAATTTTTTAGAGAGTTGTTTAAAAGTTGGATCTCCTCCACAAAAAGTTTTTAAAACTTTTTTAATAGGTCCATATGCTATAAATCCGTATTTTATGATAAAAGATGCTATATTTATACTTGATAGTTCTTTAAGATTCACATTAAAACAAAAGTCTATAATTTCTTCAACTGTTTTTCCAGTACAGATCAAGAGACCAAGTAATGCACCGGCGGATGAACCCGCTACTTCATCTATTTTATCAAGTCCTATGACTGATAAACTTCCTAAAAAAGAATAAAGTCCAATACCTCCTGGACCTATTACAAGGTACATTTAAAGAACAGATTTTACAATTTTTAATACACTTTGGGAAATTGTTTTCGTAAAAATGCAAAAATAAGGGCAAAAACAAGGGCGTGTGTGATAACCGCTGAAATACTTGTTTGTCCAGATCTAAATACGCCATTTGAACCCGGTGGTAATGTTAATAAAAGTCCGGGACTGAGTAAAATAAAGAGAACTGCCGGAACTATCAGGTCTGCTTTGGTCATAGTTATTCCAAGAACGCGAGAAATTGCCCAGTATACTGCAACAAAAATGAGCGCATTGACTAGTACGTCCAGTACTGATGTTTTCATGTCTGTAAACACACCGGGACTAAGAACTTGAAATAGGATACACGGGATGATAATTTTTTCAATCATTTATATAAAGAAAGTTTTTATTTAAGAGGGGTAAGAATTTCGTATTCCATCAGAATGTCTATAACAAAATTCACAAAATGCGTTAAATGATGCATCGTGTAATACAAAATTGCTTATAGATGCGTCGCTGCAATACTGTCTTAGAGACATCCACATATTCATAAGATCACCTGAATACCAGGAAATCCAATCTTCAATATGTAGTCGAGTCGGTGGAAGCTCTTCTTCTTGGTCACCATCGAAAAAATCACACGCGTCGCATCCATTATAAATTTCATTGACTGGTTCATTGGCTTCATCCACGTACTGTTGCCAAACCATTTCAAATTTTAATTAATCTGAAACTTGTTTTTTTAAGCCTGTTAAACTAATACTTTCAGTAGTAGTCTTTTGTATATTATCTAATATACAAGTCATGACAGCTTCTGCCCTGACTTCGTCGCCTTGAAAATATATATTAATACCATTTTGGACGGCGGCTTTTGTAAACGATCCAGATTTTTGAGAAACTTTGAATGTTACTTTACCCCCTTTCAAATTAATCTTGTCAATTGTTTGATGTTTCATATAAGTTTTAATATATTCTTTGAGTTGTTTCTCCCTGGTGTTTATAATTTTCATATCTTTTCTGGCACTTGCCAATTCCTTTTTAATATCTACCCAGTCCTTAATAGCGGTACGAAACTGATCAGATACTGATTCAGCCATTTACCAAGAAGTTGTATCAAAACTTTAATTACAAAACAAGTTGCGTTGCATCAAATCTGGTACAATTGTAGAGTTATTCCACGTGTACTGATCTTTTGGATTTGGTGGATCTGCACGAAGATCGTGATTTCCGTTTCGAATAGTTCCTCCAATTGTCTCAGGCCACCCAACCTGGGAACGAGGATCCAAAAAGTTTTGACCCTTGAGAAGATCATTTGGTGCAAACTGAGCATAGTCCTCCTGAGAAGCAACCTCGCGAGGCATCAAAGAAGAAGCAAGACCAGTTCCAGCATTCATAGAACATCCAATGTCCAAGTTGATTGAACCAGACAAGTCGGCTGGTGCATAATTTCCAAGATCATCCATGTCGACCCCTGACATGGATTGAGAAACTGTTGCCGGTTTTGCAGCTGTATCTGTTTTACCCTGATACATGGATTGTTTAGGTTTCATGTCCGACTGATAAAGATACCACAAAACAAGGCCTACTAGTACAAATACAATAATAGATTTTACGCTGAGTTTCTTAAGCATCATTTATATAATACGATACTTTTTTTTTGTCAAGCAAACAAATCATCATCAGAAACTTCTTCCACTGCTACTTGTTCATCCTCATCCTGGAATAAATACTCTTCGTGATATTTTTTTCTAGGTACAACAACAAGCTTGAGTCGAGTCTGAATAATTTTCCATACTGGACTAAATGTCTTTTTAGTAAATGAAATACCAGTTAGCTCAAGAACAACATCACATGACATACCTTCTGTCACATGACTCTCTTCTACTAGTTCACGATTTCTATATACTTTATGATAAACAGGTTTGGTAACATTCATAATACCTCCATCAGAAAAACTCTTTGAATAAGCAGCCTCGAGAGTCTTGGATCCAACTACACGCGAAAACCAAGATTCGCAGTTTGTATTTGCTTCTGTGAGTACTGTGTTATCGACGTCACTGACAGTATCTTGAGAAACTTGTTCAAGTGACAGTGTCATACTGTCCTGCGAAAGTGAAACAACTGTAACACTGTTCAACTGAACAACTTTTTTATCAAGTGGTTTAACATAATAACGACCGTCCTGTGTTTTTTTAGGAGTTGTAAACATTTATTAATTATTATAAAACTTTAATCTTTAACCCGACAAGTGGGATCATTGCAGCCTTTTGTACAAGTGTTTTCGACATCCAGTTATTTCGGGATGGATTATATCCATAAAGTATATCTTCAAGTGGTGGAACTAGTTTAGAATTTATAATTGTATCTGGTCTATAATTTGATTCATTATGAATGTAAAGTGGACTATTATTCTTGATCCATTCACCTTTATTAGCTAGAAATCTATAGTTACTATATGTAGGTGAATACTTTGGGATATTAAGACCGGATGTTCCTTTTATTCCATAAAATAATTGTTTTACAATTTTATCTTTACATGGTCTAGTTGTTACACTTTTATATTTATAAGGGTCAGTTCTAAGTGCAGTTGACATGATACGTTTTGTCAGTATTGGTCTATTTAATAATGATTTAGATGAACTTTTAACTTTTCCAATACTTTTTTTATAAATAGATTCAAGTGAATCAGATTGTTTTATATTTTTAATATTTAAAATATATCTACAAAAGATGTACATTCTCTGTTGATCCTTCTTCTTTTTTCCAGGTCTTAATTTATATTTTTGTAAAGCATATAAATCATTTATTAAAAACTTTTTACTTGCAACAAGTATCTTGTTATCATGTGTAATCTTTTTTGTAATAGGATTTCGTATACTTACTCCTCTATTTCTTGTATATGTAGCTTCAAATCCAAACTCTTTTGGTCTCATGAATGCAATATCAAGTAGACCACCTATATTGTGTAGTGTAATTTTTTTAAAAGCTGGATCATAATATTTTAGTTGTAAATCAATTGCAAACACTTCAATGTCAATAAGAACACTAGATTCTTTACTTTTTTTAATCAAAGTATATCTTCGTCTTAGAACTTGATGACCTTTATTCGGAAAAGAAATTCCAAATAGTTTTCCAAGTGGACTACTATCAATAACAAACTTTTGAATTCTGGAACATATAGTATCATTGAGTTGAGTAACAATCTTACCAAGACGATCCCATAGTGCCAACTTTGTACACTGTATAAATCCAAACATATATGGACTTGATGAAGTAATAAGTTTATTATTAGATAATCTTACAACTGGTGTAAATTTAGTATCAATATCAGTTGTTATTACACGATGTTCGGGAGTAAGATATGTGTTGAATGCTTCTCCACCAGATAATATAAGATCTCCATATGGTTTGAGATATTCTACAAGATTTCTTATAACTTGAAATATAACATCTCTTGTTGCATCTGTTATATATGTCTGAATAGCTACATATATATCATCTTCAGCTGTTTTAAACTTTGATATTCTACTTCTAAACTTTGAAATATTAACTTCTTGATAATACTTGTATAATAACGCATCACCTTGACATATTTTATCTTTTATAAATATATTGATAATATCTTGAGAATAAATATAACTATCAGCCATTTTATTATATAGGTATAATAAAATGGCGGCGGAAAGTTATAAAAAAAAAACAGATACATCGCCTCCTACTAATAGGATGATTGATTCAGATTGTGTAAAGACCTGTCAGTTTGATAAGAGTGCTTTTCCACGACAACCACTTTGTTATGCACTTGACAAGTACTTACCTGATCAGAATCAAGTGTGTGCGTACGAAGCAAATGGAGGTGGTCTAGTTATGACTCCTGGATGTTGTGATACAATTTGCCCAAGTCTAGAGTGTCCAAATGAATCACCGCGTAAACCTGAAATTGAAAGACAACAACCTATACAGTCTCCACTTCAAAAATTATTAACGATTGTATGTATTATAATAGCAATTCTACTAGTATCAGTACTCACAATCGCGAGTAGATAAAAGAGGTTAAAGAAACCCCATACTACTATAGTATTATGGATACTATGCAACAGTTTTCCGCCGACATTGCTGAGATTAAGAGCAGCCTCAAGACTCTCGCCAAGCTTCTGCGTAAGCTTCGCACAAACCAAGATGATCCAGACGGTGAGAAGGCCAAGACGCGCGCATCTAACAATGGGTTCAATCGCCCTCTCGAGGTTTCTGAGAAGCTTCGAACATTTTTACTTTTGGGGGAGGATGAGATGATCTCACGTAGTGAGGTTACTCGTCGTATTAATGCGTATGTTACGACTAACAACCTAAAGCACCCAGAGAATGGTCGTGTTATTATTCTTGATGATAAGATTAGGGCTCTCCTTGACCCTCCAGAGGGTCTTCAGATTACATTTCTTAATATTCAAAAGTATCTCAGCCCTCATTATGTCAAGCCTCCACCCACTCCAAAGCCAGTCAAAGTCAAGGTTGTAGTTGAGAAGAAGGTCGACGAGAGTCAGAGCCCAGAGGTTCCTTCTACACCCAAGCTTAAACGACCAGCTGTTAAAAAGGCTGTAAAGGCTTAAAAATAATTAGCATGTATATAATAAATGAGCAGCGATGATGAAGTTTTTGTTCTTATTGATCCTCCGCCACTTGATAGAATTGAAATAGAAAAATTGGTTGGTACCAAGGTGAATAATCTTGCTATCTACCAAAAGGCTTTTACACATAAATCTGCATTAAAAAGATATTTACTTACCGAATCATTTGAAACACTTGAATTTATGGGGGATTCTGTATTAGGATTTCTAGTTACCAAAATGTTATTTGACAAGTATGAAGATCGTCAAGAAGGCTTTTTGACCAAGGCTCGAACAAAATTGGTCAGAGGTAATATGTTGGCTAGTATTGCCCGTAGACTTGAACTTAATAAATGGATTCTTATGGATGAAAAAGGTATTAGAAATGGCTGGAATCAAAATGAAAAGGTTTTGGAAGATGCCTTGGAGGCACTCATAGGCGCCATTTACATGGATCTTGGTCTACTACACACTAAAAAGTTTGTACTTGGTATATTTTCAGATCCAAATTTAGTAGATTTGGATTGTATTATGGTTGATGATAATTATAAGGATCGATTGATGAGATATTGTCAAGCGAATAAACTAGGTCTACCAGAATATCCAATTATTAATCACATGAATGGTATTTTTTACATTGGAGTGAGTATCAATGGAGCAGTTCTTGGTCATGGGAGTGCAAAGACTAAAAAACAAGCGGAACAAATTTCAGCATATGAAGCACTTGTTCAATTAAAAGAAATGTAATCCATGTTAATAAAATGGAAACTGCTTTACAACTTACCCGTCAGGCATGCTCAGAAACGCCCGGAGCAATCGCATTTTTAAAACTATATAATAAACATTTCGCATATTCATCTCATCCCATGGTTATTTCAATTGGTAATAGATGTGAAGAGTTGGGAGCGGGACATTCTGGAGCATCTTTTGCTCTGTCTATGCGTCAAGTTCAAAAAGAAGTAAATAAAGGTTTGAACTTATATAAAACAAACGATGATACATCCAGTAGTTCAGGCTCTGATTGAGCATGAATATGCTGCTCAAAGATCTGAAGAATGGCTGGCACTCAGAGGTAAAATGCTTACAGCCAGTGATGCAGCAACTGCGATTGGTGTCAATGTATATGAAAAACCTAACGACCTGATACTAAAAAAGTGTGGTCTCAACAAGTTTTCAGGTAATGAGGCAACTGAACATGGAAATAAGTTTGAAAATATTGCTCGAGACATTTATTGTGAAAAATATGGAGAAGTTTCACATGAAATTGGTCTACATCCACATCCATTGTACAGCTGGCTGGGTGGAAGCCCAGATGGGATAACTGAATCTGGAAAACTTTTGGAAATCAAGTGTCCACTGCGTCGTAAGATCACTGATGAAGTTCCAGAACATTACATGCCACAGCTTCAATTACTCATGGAAATTTTAGATCTCGAAGAGTGTGACTTTATCCAGTATAAACCAGAAGAGATTACCTGGCCAAATCCTCCGGAGTTTATGGTGACTAATGTCAAAAGAAGTCGTGAATGGTTTGCTACACAACTTCCAATCATGGATGCCTTTTGGAAACGTGTACTGTGGCACAGAGAACATGGAGTCCAAGATCTGTTGACTCCTATAAAAATAAGAGTTCCTCGCGCTAAAAAGATTATTGAAAAACCAAAGTGTTGTATTGAAAAGTACTCGGATGATGAAATACCATAAAACTTAATATTAAGAAAAAGGTAAGCAGGAAGTAATGTGTCCTTTCGGTTCTTGTATTCATTCCAAGTAGTCGTAAACAGACAGGCCGAATTTATTTTCTTTTAAAAGCTTTTGATTAGTATTGTAATTCTTAACATACATAGAACCTGGACGATTGTGATTGTCTAACACATGTAATTGTTTTGTTTGAACAGCATTCCAGAATTTTGACAGTTTAACATTATTAGTAGATCTATTATAACTTATCTTATTTCTTGGTTTCATACTTTCCTTAAATGACCCAATTGCTTTCATCATAATTTCATCATAATTTTCTTTACTATCCCTATTTGCTGGATAACGTAACATAACACCTTCAGCTCGACCAGTCCATTCAAATGCTGGGCCATAAAAAGATACCGTTAAAGCCTCTATAAAATTTTCTAAGCATGGTCGACTTGCAAGTTCCATAGCAACCCTTTTCATGTATGCAACTTTTTTGTCCTGACTCAATCCACTATATTTACGAATTGCATTCATTAAACTATAAAAAATACCGTTTAAATACCTTTTTGGCACTGTATTAACGTTAGGGTGACATTCTGAGATATTACGGGTAACACGACTGTGAAATAACTCTATTGATGGGTAGTAGAAACCAGTATTACGCAAATACTGTTTAGAGTTTTTAATTATTTGATGCGAGTGAGCTATAATTTTATCAACTACTCCAGGATATTTTTCTTTATTCTCATTAGATGTACAAGCATTTCTTAGATCATTTTTAAAATCTTTTATTTTTTGTCTATCTAATCTAAAAAATGCTTGTATGGTTTTAGCTGCTGAATCTTGTTTTGATAATTTTATTGCTTTATTAATTTCATCTGCATTAAATCCCGATGATACTAATTTTTTTATACCAGGGTCGGTGATATTATGTCCCATTGATAATAATTTTGCTTTAGTTAAATCATTGGCTGCGGTTCTAGCTTTATAATTCTTGCGCTGTTTAAATCCTCTAAATAAAGACTGTATTTTTGTGGATGCTTGTTGTTTAGATGGAACATGAACATTAATACGCATACTTGCAAGCTGGTTAGCAAGCTGGTTAGCAAGCTGTTTACCTGCGGTTCTAGCTGCGGTTCTAGCTGCGGTTCTTTCTAGTTCTCGAATATTATTCCCTCTGAAAGCAGTTATAACTGCAGTTCTAGCTGCAGTTCTAGCAGCGGCAGTTTTAGCAGCGGCAGCGGCAGTTCTAGAAGCAAGGGCATTTTTAGCAGGGGCAAGTCTAGAGTGTAATGTTCTTTTTGGCAAAGTTTTTTTCATTTTTATATATAAATATATTATTTTCTAATGTCTACTGAGACAATCAATCATGCGAACTGAATAACTTTTGTATTTGTAAAAATTTAGATTGAATTTAAATTCTCTTGACAATATTAAATGAATAATGAAACAAAAAAAGAACTTATTAATAGACTTCAATCTTCGAGGTTTTATGTTTCTGCACACGGTGGATATAATAAAAAACCTAATATATTTATAGTACCAAAAAATACTATATATATCTTTATGTCAAAACCAGGTAGATATATATGTGACGACCAGATTATTGGTAGTAAAAATTTAAAAAATTATTTTAGGAACAAGACGAATATAATTCCTCGTATTTTAAAAAATTTTAAAAGTCGTACATATGGATCAGGTGAAATAATACACAACATGAAACTACAACTGCATAATAAACTATATAATAGATATGGTATATATAAACTTCCTATGAAGAATTTTTTTTTACCTGGTAATCGTCCTAATATTACAAAACTTTCTCAACTTCATGGAGGGATATTTTATATAGGAGCATGTAGAAGTTTACCAAAACAACCTATAATTTCTAATCAAAATATACATATTACATATCCTACACATATATCCACCATTGCTAAAAACTTAATATTAAGAAATTTTGCATCAGCTAGTCATCTAAAAAGAAAACGCGTCAACCAAAAGTATTCTCAAGTGAATAAGTAATGTACAAAAATCCATCTTCATTCTGGTATTCATTATACATCTGACATATTGTAGTATTCATTGGTGGTAAGATTCCATTTCCTACAAAAATAAATAAAGCCTGAAAAGATCGTATCTTAACTTTTTTTCTTATTACATTTGCAAACTCACAAACTTTTAATGTATGTGGTACCAGGTATTTGAATTTATCAACTTCTGGTGTATGTGCGTTCCCGGGCTTTATAAGTATTGGTACTCTATCATTGTACTTGATAATTAGTCTCCGCGATTCTCGTAAACGATGTTCGAATGTATATGTTTCAAGAAACTTCTCCATTACTATTACCAATTAAAAAAATTAAACTATGTATTTATGTATTGATGATATGAAAAGAATATTTTATATGGAAGAAGGTGAAAATGATCCAATTATTGAAAAATGGTTAAATGAATGTGGAGAAATACATGATTCTATCGAGAATAAATATAATAATGAAAAAAATTTAAGAAGATGTCCAATTTGTAGAAGTTAAAAAAATTAAACACTGTAAATACAAAGAAGAATGAACTCTCATCTATTTGCACAGTATTTGTTTAGATGCAAGGACCGCGTCGACCTTCATCGTATTTTTCAGGCTCTTGGTACCAGGATTGATAACATGACAACTGTTCAAAAGATTCATGATACTGTTCGTCGGGTCGAACCATCTAAACTAGAATATGTTTACCGAGACCATGTTAGAAAATACATGTCTAAAACGTAATTACAATTAAAAGAAACTAATGGTAAAAAGAAAATGTACGTCTGCCGTGTGTATGACCAAGAAGACGGACACAACACATTTACATTTGAATATAACACCTATAGAGAGGCTAAGAAACTTGCTACTGATCGAGCTACATGTATCAATCA